GTGCAACGCTTCGGCTTTCATCGGGTTATCGCCAACCGTGATTTCGTTGCTTGGAGCGGCCCCGTTTACGACAGTCGCCAAGTCACGCCAACGGTTGATTTCGGTGGCAACAAACTCGGCTTCGTCGCTTTCAAGCGGTTCAATGTCACGGGACACAAGAGGCGACACTTCCAACCGGCCGTTCTCGACAGACCGCGCTATGTCGGGATCGTCTATCTCACCCTCATAGAGAACGCCCACACCGGGTTTGTAGCCTGACCATGTGACTTCTCCAATGACTGCATCACTCGGTGTCTGTGGCTGTGCCCCGTCTGCCGTGTGGTTTTCGCTTGTTGCGATGGGTTGGCCTTCTAAGCCTTCGGCGGCTTCAGATAGCGTCTCAGGCGGCCAGAGAGTTTGCTTACCGGACCCGCCTATCGTTACGTCGTTTTCCCCGATTGCGATACCAGAGACTTGAACCGGCACGTCCCCGCTGCCAACTTGGAGGGCTGCATAGCCCGTTTCTATTCGTTCACTCATGATAGTAGATTTATCTCTGCCGGAAGCCGCTCAGATAGCGACCCTTCCGGTCTGCTGCCCGGCATAACCCGAGTGTTGCATCTTCCGTTCGGGTGGGCTGGTGGCTTGAGCCTATACACCGACCCACGGAATTGCACGGCGTTACTCCGCATTTCTGACGGGGTTAGGTCTACGCCGTCCAAGGCCCGACAGAACGGACAAGTGCGGGTGTCCATCGCTGCATCCCACTCGCCATGTGCTACGCTAATCCCCGCTCCGGTGTCTCTGTTGAGTTCTTCCGTTCGGCGTAGCGTGCCCTCACTGTAGGCGTTCATGACTTCGCTTCTCGCTATCATCGTTGCCCGATGCTTGCCTATGCTGTCTACCCTATCGGTGAGACTCCGGGCTATCTCTCGGGGGTTCTGCCCGTCTCGAAATCCGTCTAAGAGTTCGTCCCGAACGCCTTGGGCTACGTCGTCTCTTACACTCTGTAGGTTCTCATACGTCCGCTGTGCCAACGTTCGGAGTTCCGTTGCATGAAGTGGCCGTGTCACCAAGTCGTCTAACTCCGGCCGCTCGAAGACTACGCCCGTCTCACTAAGCTGGTTGTGGACGTTGCGGACACCGGCCAAATATGCTTGCCGTATGAACTGGTTGTTGTCTTCCCCGACAACAGTTAGCAGTTTCTCGTCTAGTTGATTCCGCAGCCACCGGAGAAAGCCGGTGATTTTGGCTCTTGATGTGGGAAAGTCAAAGACCCTATCCGGCACGTCGTCAACTAAGGCTTCGTCTCTGAGGTTGAATAGGTCGTTATCTATGATCGCCTCTCGAAGCCGGGCGTTGATTCGGGAGAGGACGCCCCGGAGCCGTTGTGCAAAGCGTTTCTGTGCGGTTGTGGTTGGCGTTGGCCCTCCGCTGCCGTCTCTGGTGTAGGGACTTAGGGCTTCGTGCGTGCAAGCCATATCATGCGCCCCAACCACGCCACTCCGTCGTCCCAAGCACTTCGTCTTTGAGAGAGGCACATAGTTCTTCGTCTTTCAAATCACCCATGCAACAGGCACCGCCACAATCAAACTGCCCGTTCATGTCTGCCCACGCCTTCAGTGCGATTAGTCGGGCGGGTGTGCTGGATTCCCGCCAACTCTCCGGGTGAGTCCACCCCAACGCTTCGGTATCTTCTTCGGCCGCCATGATATTCATCATGGCTTCAACGTCTTCCGTGGGGTTCTCTACGTCAACCTCCGGCATTTCGCCTTCTGAGAGTTGTGACGCTTTGTAGAACTCCGACCCAACCCGGCCGTCTTTCAAAGCAACGGCGTAGGTTGGGCTACTCTCTGAGGCTTCCACGTCGTCAAACCCACTGGTAAAGACGCCAGAGACAACGCCTAATCCCTGTGGACTTTGCACAACATCGCCCTCAGTGTATTGCGTAGCGAGGCTATCAACGCCCATAATGTCAGCCCACGCCGCTTCCGTTTCTTCGTCGCTAATCTCGTCAACAACATCTTCCGGCGACTCATCATCAACCGGGAACTCAAGCACTTCAAGAATCTTCTCCCGACTCACAAGACTGGTTGGTCCGGCCTGTGGCCCGCTTGCTGCATTGAGCGTCGCCACGTATTTGTTCATCCGCTCAATCGTCTCATTGTCGAGACTCTTAACCGGGTTGTCTTCAGTCGGTGGGGTAATCTCAAACTCAAGGCCCGATGTATCAAGTCCATACCGTTCGGCTATGTCGATAATCGCACTCGTCCAAAACCGGGCCGTTTGGTTCCGTTCCTCAGAGAGTAGATCATCATACGCTTCGCGTTGGTCTGACACAACATCACGGTTGACACTATCCGCAAACCCAGTGAGTGCCTTGGGAACCGGCAGGGCGGCTAATATGTCGTCAACGTAGTGTTCAAGCGTGGGGTTTAGGTCGGGCACATCGGGTTCGTGTTTCTCAAGCTCAAAACCAGCGTCCGAACTAAACACGTCACCCGGCCCCATGTCACGGATTTCCCGCTCACTGTCCTGTATGCTTTCCTCAGTCCACTCAATAACCTCTTTCCGGTCCCCAAGGTCAATGACATTGGGCGAGAACTGCATAGTCCACAGCCCGTATGCCTTCCGACTAATCGCCTCTGCCCTATCCCGCTTGATTTGGTTGTACTCCGTGATTTCCTCACTAATCGCCTTGATAACGGAGTTGCCAAAGACGCTAGAGGCTTCCGTTAGCGTGCGGTTGTTTGCATCCGCTATGTCGGCCCCAATCCCCGGTTCAAGCGTCGTCTTCAGCACATCGTTCTGACTAAGCGGTATCTCGTCGTCTTCATGACCGCCACGCCGTAGCCCGACTATGCTTTCATCATCAAACTGGATATACGCCGCTACCTCTCCCCGTGGCGTTGTCTCTATGTCGCTTTGGCTAATATCCTCTGGTAGTTCATCGGGATTCGGTGGCAGCAGAATATCACTGTTGTTCTCGACTTGGACGTTAACAGTTTCAGGCCGGATAAAGTAGAACCCCGTAGGCTTCCAGTCTTCGCTAGTCCTGTCGTTCTTTAGAATCTCGACAAGGACAGTCCCACGAACCCACTTCTGATACGTACACTCCTTAGCGAAATCGTAGAAGTGTTGGTGCCTTTCGCCGGAGAAGACGGCCGCCTGTTCTAACCAGCCGGTTTCTTCGTCGGTTTCAACGCCGTCAGCCACCGACATATCTTCTTCAAAGAACGCTACGGTTTCATCCGGCCCGTTGATTCGGTAGCCGGGTTCCCACACGTCGTTAACCCATTTCCGAAGGTTGGCCCGAACGATGCCGGTTGTCCGGGCTTGATCGGCGTATTCGTCTAGGTCTTCGGGTGGGTCTATCTCGTCAACCCCACCGCTTACAATGTCGATTCGTGCGTTCCGCTGGACAGTCTCTATGGGCTGTGTCAGCGTTGCTTTGAGTGATTCCCAACGGCTCATAGATTCCTCTTTTGCATACTTGTCCGTGCGCTACGGCGGCTGATTTGCGTCTGTCCCGCTCCTTCTCGTATGTAGTTCGCACCCGCTAAGGCGTCTGCAAAGTCGTCATGCCCACCCGTGGGGTGACTCACCTTCAGATACCCGTTACTCGTAAAGTCAAACTCTAACCCCGTCGTCTCTTGCTCTAACTTCGTATAATAATCCACGTCGGACGGGATAGTCAACTCGTCAGCTTCAAGGTGCGTTTTGAGGTTTCTATACATGGTGTCCTTAGATTGCGTGGTGAATTTGACGCCAGTAACCAACTGCTGTAGCCCCTCATCATCAACAACACCACCACCTACGGCGTTCTCGTCAACCCCTGCCGTTTCAAGCCCGTACTCTTGATCAAGGCTCTTTATCCGGCCGACAACTCCGGGCACTGTGGACTGTTGTTCTGCCCAAATGTCGTATACTGTGCCGCTTTGCCCCATCAAGAGGTAGACAGTGCGGTCTTTGCCCTTTCTCGCCACGTCGACAAAGAGATATAGCAGTTCTCGGCCTAACTCTACGTCTTCCTCCGTGACACACGAACGAAACAAATCAGACGGTATCCAAACCTCTCCGGTATCAGCGAACTCGCCCCGGTATTCCTGATTGTAAGTGGTTTGGTCTTTCTCTTTCCGTTTCCGCTCTAAGAATTCCTCATCGGCAAACGGTGATATTTCAGTAGGCCAGTGGGGACTATACCACTCATCGGCTTTGTTGCCTTCAACAGCATGGTAGAAGTAACCTGATTTCCCCTTTGGCGTACTAAACAGATACCACTCATATTCAGTATGTGTGATAAAGAACGGCTCAACAACTTCTTCTAAGTGGTAGTCCGAAGCGTAAGCCGCTTCGTCTACGATCACGAAGCTCGGAGAAAGCGACCGTTGGGACAAGTCACCCTGCCCAAGCGTCCGGCACAAGACCCGCGTACCGTTCGTAAATGTCCACTCTGTCTTGTTGTCTTCAACTACGCCGAGTTGGTCTAACGTAAAGTCGGAGTTCTTGAAGTGTTGCGTGAACTTGTCAAAGAGTTCATCGGCCGGGTCTTGCTTGGGACTGGTAATCAGAACGTCGGCGTTCTTGTGTGTGAGCGTGTAGTCGGCCGCTAAGACGCTTCCAACAAGAGATG